AAGGGGAAGCTGCCCAAGTATTATGCCGAAGGAACCCATGAGCCAATTATTGATCTGCCCACCTTTCAAAAGGCACAGGAGATAATGGCTCTGCGCCGGGAAAATCGAAACGTAAAGCAAAACTCAGCTAACCGTTACCCGTTTTCGGGTCTAATCCACTGCCCTCGATGCGGGAAGAACTACCGGCGGGTTACCTACAAGGGCCATGCGGCATGGAACTGCCCCACCTTCATCCACTCCGGCAAGGATGCTTGCCCAGCCAAACAGATTCCAGAACCAATTCTAGTTTCTCTAACCGCTGAAGTGCTGGGCTTGGAGCAATTTGATGAGGTGGTTTTCCGGTCCCTGGTCAAGCATATGCAGGTGCCGGAAGCAAATAAGGTTATTTATATCTTTCACAATGGTCGTGAAGTGGAAACCGTCTGGCAAAACCGGTCGCGGAAATTTAGCTGGACGGAAGAGGCTAGGTTGGAGGCCAGGGATAGGGCGCTAGCATATCAGAAGGGGGTTAAGATTTGAGTGTAGCACGGGCAGTAACAGTAATACCGGCCAAAGTCAGTTTGGTATCGCATACTGTGAAAAACATATCGAAAAAAAGGGTTGCGGCCTATGCGCGAGTATCGACCGCGAGTGAAGAACAGCTTTCCAGCTATGAAGCTCAGGTTGACTACTATACCAGGCACATTAAGGCTAATCCGGATTGGGAATACGTTGAAGTGTATACCGATGAAGGAATATCCGCCACCAGCACTAAGAAGCGTGATGGATTCAAGCGTATGGTAGCTGATGCGCTGGACGGCAAGATAGACCTGATAATCACCAAATCAGTGTCCAGGTTTGCCCGAAATACAGTCGATACTTTGACCAACGTACGAAAACTCAAAGATCGGGGTGTAGAGATATATTTTGAAAAAGAGAATATTTACACCTTCGACAGCAAAGGAGAGCTGATGTTGTCTATCCTCAGCTCACTTGCGCAAGAAGAATCCCGCAATATAGCCACCAACGTGACTTGGGGATTGCGTAAAAGGTTTGCGGATGGCAAAGTAAGCCTGCCCTACAAGCGATTTCTAGGTTATGAAAAAGGCGAGGATGGCCTGCCGCAGATCGTGGAAGCAGAGGCCAAAATTGTGCGGCTGATTTACAAGATGTTCTTAGAAGGCAAAACCCCGTCAGGTATAGCCAGCTACCTGACCAAAAAGGGCATACCAACACCATCCGGCAAGCAAAATTGGCAGCACAGCACGGTTAAAAGTATCCTTACCAATGAGAAATTCAAGGGGGACGCTATTTTACAGAAAATGTACACAGTGGACTATCTTACCAAAAAGATGAAAGTCAACGAGGGTGAAATACCGCAATATTATGTGGAGAACAGCCACCCGGCCATAATACCACCCGAGACCTTTGAACTGGTGCAGGAGGAGTTTCGAAGGCGTAAAGCTGGAGGGAGATACATCAGCGGGATAAGCTGCTTTGCCAGCCGGATTGTATGCGGGGATTGTGGCAGTTTCTACGGCCGTAAGGTATGGCAATCAAACAGCAAATATGCCCGCACCATCTGGCAGTGCAACCGGAAATTCAAAGATCAAGATATCTGTACCACTCCCCACCTGAAAGAGGAAAACATAAAGAAAGCATTCCTGGAAGCCTTCAACAGCCTGATAGACAACAAAGACGAAATTCTGGCGAACTATGATGGCATCATAATCCAGATAACTGATTGCAAGCGTCAGGAAAGAGAACTTGCCAAGATCGACGAAGATTGTGCAGCCATTGAATTGTTGATCCAAAAGCTCATCGCCGAAAATGCCAGATCAGTAATAGAGCAAAGCGAATACAACCGTAAGTATGGCGGATACGTTACCAGATACAACGAACTGCAAACCCGGCGGCAGGAATTAAACACTGATATTACCATGCGCCAGGCCCGGCGCAATCAGATGAAAGCCTTTATCAAGCAGTTAACTAAACAGGAGCAGCTGCTGACCGAATTTGATGAAGGATTATGGGCGGCCACCCTCAATGCCATGGTGGTCAAATCCGAGCAGGAGGTGGTCTTTCAGTTTAAAGACGGGACCGAACTGCCCTGGAGAATGGAATCCAAATGAGAACTGTCACCGAAATCACCCGCCGACAAAAACCTCTTTTCCTTACCACTCAACTCAAGGTCTGCGCCTATGTTAGGGTATCGACCGACTCCAGGGAGCAATTGAGTTCCCTGGAAAATCAAACCCAGTATTATGAACGCTTGATATCATCCAATCCAGACTATGAATACTGCGGCATATTCTCCGATGCCGGCATATCCGGGTCTAAAGAAAACCGCCCCGGATTTTTGGCGATGATGGAGAAAGCCAGGAGCGGGGAGATAGATCTGATTATTACTAAATCCATCTCCAGATTTGCCAGAAATACCTTAATGCTGCTCAAATATGTGCGGGAACTGAGGGATATTGGGGTAGGGATCATCTTTGAAGAAGAAAAGGTCCACACCCTGAAGGCGGAAGGGGAACTGCTGCTTTCGGTACTAGCCGCTATCGCTGAGGAAGAGAGAAAGTCAGTGCGCGGCAATGTACAGTGGGCCATGCAGAATAAATGCAAACGGGGGGAGGTGATGGTTGATACCAAACGTCTGCTGGGCTATGACAAAGACAGCAAGGGAAATCTCGTGATAAATGAGGCGCAGGCTTCGATTGTCAGGTATATCTACCAACTGTACCTTGAGGGTATCTCGGGCTACAGAATTGCCCAGATACTTAATCAAAACAAAGTGCCTACCTATACTGAAAAACCCTGGAAATCGCATCGGATTGTAAGCATCATAGGCAATGAGAAATATTGTGGCGACTGCTTGATGCAGAAATCATACGTAGCTGATAACGGTAAGCAGATTATCAACCGGGGCCAGATGGATAAGTACTTCATTCAAGACAACCATCCAGCCATCATCGAACGTAAGGACTGGGAAGCGGTCCAGATTATCCGGGAGAACAGACGCAAGAAGACCTATCCCTTGAGCAGCATGCTGCGCTGTCCTTGGTGTGGAGCGACCTTGATAAGGGTGGTGCAAGAGCGTAAGTTGGTGAAATGGGTCTGTGCCACTTATCTGCATAAGGGTAAGAAAGAGTGTTTGGGGATTAGAATAACTGATGAGATCTTGGAGGAACTGATTGGAGATACATCTATTACGGAACCGATGGTAGTGGAGGGGGTCAATTATGGCAAGGCTCGCCAAAAGAGGTCCAAAGAGAATTTCCGTCTTATACCCGCTGCCCAATACAGCGGATTCAAATCCAAGCGGCCGTGACAAGACTAAGAAACGGGTGGCTGCCTATTGCCGGGTATCCTCGGGCAGCGAAGAGCAGATAGGCAGCTTGAATACCCAGGTCAACTACTATGAAAAATACATAAACGATAATCCGGACTATATCTTTGTCGGTATCTATACCGATGAGGGCATCTCCGGCACCGATTTAAAAAAGCGGGATGCCTTCAACCGCATGCTCCAGGATGCCAGGGCAGGTTACATAGATATGATCATCACCAAGAGTTTGTCCCGCTTCGGCAGGAATACCCTGGACTGCCTGAAATGTTTGCGAGAATTGAAATCATTGAATGTAGATGTGTTTTTCGAGAAGGAGAAGATCCACAGCTTGACCAGCCAGGGGGAAGTATTGCTCACTCTGATTTCGGCGGTGGCACAAACTGAAAGCCTGGCACAGTCCGAGAACGTGAAATGGGGTATACGTCGCAAGTATGAACGGGGAAATGTAAAGAGCATCCCCAGCGGCAAATTCCTGGGCTATGACAAGGACCAACAGGGTAATCTCATCATCAACCCAGCCCAGGCTGAAACAGTAAGAAGAATCTATCAGGAATTCCTGGACGGATACGGTACTTTTCAGATCGCCAGGCGGTTAACCGATGAAAAAGTACCGATGGCCTGTGGCGGGAAGGAATGGTGTGCCAGCCATATCAAAAAAGTCCTGACCAATGAGAAAATGAAGGGCGACACCCGATTTCAAAAGACCTATAATGCCGACTATCTTACCAAGAGACGGGCCAAGAATAGAGGGGAGCTGCCGCAATATTATATGGAAGGAACTCATCCGGGAATTATAGATAGAGACATGTGGGAGTGTGTACAACTGGAATTGGCAAGACAGAAGCGATACTGCCAGGACCATCATATATCAACCTACCATTGGAGTAACGAAAAACACCCGCTGTCAGCCAGGATAACCTGCTCGACCTGCGGGTGCACTTTTATGCAGATCAAGTCAAAGAAGAAAGGCGAGGAGGGCAAAAAGTACTGGCGTTGCAGCAGCATTGTTGGGAAGCAGGGGGCGGAGATTGAAGGGCGTACCTCCACCATTATCAGGCCGGACAGAGGCTCGACCAAGCCGTACAACATAAGGCGAAGGAAGAAACCTGAGGAAAGGCCGATGCTATGCACTGATATCTTGATCCCAGCCGGCGAGCCGGAGCTGGCTTTTATAAAAGCATGGAATCAGCTGGTTGGCGAAAGAGAACGCTATTTGCCGGAGTGGCAGCATGCTTTGGATGGCAACGATTTGCTCAAGGCTTACCGCACCAGAGAATTGATGAGGCTGGTTAAGCAGGTGGGGCATATTGATGCGATGCCATATGACCTGATGCTAAAGACGCTGGATCATATTGAGCATGGAGTGGATGGGAGTATTAAGGTGATTTTCTTGGCAGGATTCATGGTTGATAAAGGTAAAATACAGATACAGCTGAGCTAGCTTGGAGATTAATCTGCTGTTTCAATAATTTGTAGGGAAATCTGTCGGGATAAGCCCAGGGGCATCGATTTTAGTGAAGAAGACAAAGGAAGAATCAAATACTTGGTGAATTTATAAGTGAAGATCAGAATATCCCTATTCATTTTTGGCGGTGGTTTTAACGCTATCGGCAACCATGGTTTCGTCAAGGTCGACGAGAACGCTGTTAAAGCGCTGTTGGGAGGGTAAACGATGAGCAATGAATTAAAGTTATATTCGGGGGGCACTACCTTCCGTTTCTTTTTTTCAGATAAAGGCTACAACGATGGAGATTATTTTTGGACCGATGCCTGCATCTCTGTTGAAAACCGTTATTTTAACTATCAGACTGGTTCGGGATTTTTAGAATTTACAGAACTAAAGGAAATAAACGATTCGCTTATCAATTTACTGAACGGCTGTATTACCGAAAAACGTAAATTAGAATTCCTTGAGCCTGATATGCAAATTTCGCTCAATCCGAAATATGATAAGAGAAATGACCAGCACTACACTTACATAAAAGAGGGCTTTGAAATAGAGGATATTTCGGCGGAGTTTATTTTTTACTTGTCACTGGATGATGGATATAGTGAGGAACACTATACACTGCCTCTGTATCGTTCGGACATTGAGCAGTTGGTGGAGTTCCTAAGTGAAAAGATAGAAGGGTTTGAAAAATATTGACATGCTGAAGCAATGCGGCATGCTGGATCATGAGTAAAGGAAAAACACCCACCGTTCTATGTGTTCGACATGTGGGTGTATTTATGCGCTCATAGGCACAAAAAGGAACGTTAAAAAAGCTAGGTGTAATGGCATTGTAGGACTTTTCTCGGAAAAGGGTGGACAGTGACTGCAGATCTCACAGACACTTAGTGGAATTAATGGTTGTGATAGGCATAAAGCTATCGATTCCCGAAAAGTAGGCAAATACCGACAAAGGAAGAATATAATACTTGGTGAAATCATAAGAAAAAATCAGGAGTTTTGTTATTCTTTATCTATGTCGAATGGAGGTGGTCGAAAAACATGTCAACTGAATTAATGTGTCCGCTTTTAAAGCGCAAGATTAATGACGGATACTGTTACGACATCACCATTGCTGCTTACGGAATGATTAAAATGGACAGCCTCGAAGACAAGATAGATCGGGAGACAGCACTTAAGTATTGCGAAAACTGCGAAAACAACCAAATAAATGACTAGTTTGAAGTTGACCGACAGTTGTTTAGTTGGCAGCAAATAGAAGATGGTAAACACATTTAAGAGTATGGACTAAGAAGGTGAAAACGGAATGAAAGCAAGGTATCTGGGTCCAAAGATAGGGGCAATGATGTTAACCCCCAACAAGATATACACTATTCTTGGCGTTGAAGAGGAAATGTTAAGGGTTATTGACGATGATCCCAATGATCCAGATGGGTGTTTATATGATCCGGTTGAGCCGGGAAACCTTTCAGGCACTCTTACGGGTCGATGGGAAATCCTTGAGGATGATGATAAGGGGACATTGGCAGAAGCAATTAAAGGCTCAATAGTTTAAAGAATTCATAAATGCGGTGGTGACGGTTCATGTTTGAATGCCCCTGTTGTGGTAAAAGAACTCTTGACGATGAAGGCCATTATGACATCTGTTCTGTTTGTGGCTGGGAAGATGACCCCATTCAGCGGGACGATCCTGACTACGATGGAGGGGCAAATGTTATGTCGCTGAACCAAGCTCGAAAAGCCTTCAAAGAAGGCAGACAAATAAATTGAAGCATTTGTGAATTTGCAATCGGCAACCAAATCTCTAGGAGGTACATACCGTGTGGATCGCAATTGATGAGGGGAAAACTATAGGCGAGGAAGGCTCCGAAGGCGGCACTATAATTGCTGATGAGGCATATGAGGGGGCTTGCCGGATTACGCTTGAGAAGAATTCAGAAGCATTATATTCCATAACTTGCGGAGTATATGGGTTGATGGTTCATACAGCCTTTGCACTATTTTTAGATGAAGCATGTACAAAGTATGAGGGGATGAAACGTGAATTAAGCACCGTTATTGATTCAGAATGTGAAGAAATTGAATGGTGCGAATCATTTGTGGAAAAATGGTAGCTTTCAAAAAACGAGGAGGCTCAGGTTTTCAGATCTTGCACACCCCTCCAGGAAAATGCACATCCCTGACAACCATCCAGGACAAATCCCAGACAATATTAATAGAGGATAAGTAATGCGAGGGAAATTGGATGATGGTAAAAATAAGAAGAATAAAATTGAGCAATATTGTTTTACTGGGACTTGTCAGTATGTTTGTGGATATGAGCTCGGAGATGGTCTATCCGCTCATCCCGCTCTATTTGACCTCCACTTTAGGGGCTACCCCTGCTATTTTAGGGATCATAGAAGGGATTGCTGAAAGCGCCGCTAGTCTGCTCAAGGTTTTCAGTGGTTATATTGCGGATAAATACCGCAATAAAAAGCAGCTCACCATTTGGGGTTATTCCGGCGCAGTTATCTATAAGGTTTTATTGTTGCTGGCGACCTCCTGGAGCGGGGTGCTGGTAGCCCGGGTAGTTGATCGGGTCGGCAAGGGAATCAGAACCGCGCCCCGCGATGCCCTGATTGCGGAGAGTTGTCTGGCGGATAACCGGGGGGGCTCTTTCGGACTGCACAAGATGCTCGACATGTTGGGCTCGGCCCTGGGTATTCTGATCGCTTATTTTCTAGTGACCAGCGATGCGTTCAGTTACAAAGGGATCTTCGGGATATTTGCTCTTTCCATTATTCCGGCGATGCTGGGGATAATCATCTTATTGTTCGTCCAAGAGAAAAAGGACCATGCCCCTGAGCATAAAAAATTGGAATTCAAATTCAAAGAGTTAGACTGGCGTTTTAAGGCCTTCCTGGTCATTGCCTTCGTGTTCACCTTGGGCAATTCATCAAACGCTTTCTTACTCCTAAAAGCGCAGAGTGCCGGTTATAGTGAGCAGACCGTGATATTGCTTTATTTTGCTTACACCATAGTGGCTTCGGCGCTGGCTTGGCCTTCCGGCAAGTTGTCAGACAAAATTGGCCGCCGGGCCTTGCTAGTTTCCGGATATGCCCTCTTTGGCCTGGTCTACATCGGTTTCGCGTTGTTAACTGGCCAATATGCCATGATAATGCTCTTTGTGGTGTACGGTGCCTATACCGCTTTTACCAGCGGGGTAGAGAGAGCTTTAATTGCAGATATGGCCCCACCAAATCTGAAAGGCACTCTACTAGGGATGCATGCAACCCTGGTAGGTATCGCTTTGCTGCCGGCTTCCATCTTCGCGGGAATATTGTGGAACTCGTTTGGTTCCGCTGCTCCCTTCTGGTTTGGGGGTTGCCTGGGCTTGCTGGCCTCGGTTGCCATTGGCATCGTTCTCAAAATCAAGCCTCCGGTCTATAATCAGAAATGAAAGTAATACTAGGTTCACGCAACATTGGTTGGGTGGGTCGATAACCAAAAACAAAATCTAATTTTGAATGAAGAAAAAAATGAAGGTGGCTTTTATCTGTGTGCACAATTCATGTTGCTTCCAGATGGCCGAGGTGCTCGGAAAGTATTTGGGCAAAGACGTTTTTGAGGTTCTTCTGCTGGAAAGGGGAGGAGGTTTAAGATGTCCGCTACACGAATAATGGGAATGATAAAAGACTTTTTGGAGGGAAATGTTAAGGCAGACACTTTTTCCTTTGATTTGCCTGATGCCTTGATAGAATTCGGATCCGCAATGAAACGGTCTAATCCAGCTTTATACGAACTATTGAATGAGGAATTGCCCGACATATGCTCTTATTATGAGCCAAATACCGATGAAAGATCAGAGCGACCAGAATACTTGGACGAAAATGAATTCAGGGGTAAAGTCCAGCAGATATATAACGATGCGATCAAGTTAATTTAGCCAACCAAACATTAGGTTCTACAGCACGGTAGGGTAATTAGTAATAAAATACCTTCAACGAAAAATGCCTAGAAAACGGCAATAAATCCTATTTTGCACCCCCCTCCAGAAAAATGCACACCCCTGACACCCAACCCCGGATAATCGTTAAATTTTATCAATCATTGAGTCATTAGACAAGAAGAATCAAGATCACTCAGTCTCAACGTCCAATGGGGCCAGCGCAAGCGGTTTGCGGATGGCAAGGTAAGCCTTCCCTACAAACGGTTTCTAGGTTATGAAAAGGGCGAGGATGGATTGCCCCAAATTATCGAAGTCGAAGCCAAGACGGTACGGCTGATTTACAAGATGTTCTTAGAAGGCAAAACCCCGTCAGGTATTGCCAGCTATCTTACAAAGAAGGGGATACCAACCCCGTCCGGCAAGCAAAAATGGCAGCCCAGCACGGTTAAAAGCATCTTGACCAACGAAAAATACAAGGGCGATGCCATCCTGCAGAAACGATTTACTGTGGATTTTCTTACCAAGAAGATGAAAATCAACGAGGGTGAAATACCTCAATATTATGTGGAGAACAGCCACCCCGCCATTATACCGCCGGAGACTTTCGAACTGGTGCAGGATGAGTTTCGGAGACGCAAAGCCGGAGGGAGATATATCAGCGGTATAAGCTGCTTTGCCAGCCGTATTGTATGTGGAGACTGCGGCAGTTTTTACGGTCGTAAAGTATGGCAGTCAAACAGCAAATATGCTCGCACCGTCTGGCAGTGCAACCGGAAATTCAAAGAGCAAGAATTCTGCACCACTCCCCACCTGAAAGAAGAAAACATAAAGAAAGCATTTATGGAAGCCTTCAACAGCCTTATAGATAACAAAGATGAGATACTGGCGAACTACGATGAAATTATAGCCCAGATAACTGACTGCCGGCGGCAGGAAAGAGAAATTGCTAAGATCGACGAAGATTGTGCATCCATTGAAGTGTTAATACAAAAGCTCATTGCCGAGAATGCCCGTTCAATCTTAGAGCAAAGCGAATACAACCGTAAGTACAGCGGGTATGTGACCAGGTACAATGAACTACAAACCAGGCGGCAGGAATTAAACACTGATATAACCATGCGCCAGGCCCGACGCAGCCAAATGAAAGCCTTTATTAAAAAATTGACCAAGCAGGACCAGCTGCTAACTGAGTTTGACGAGGGGCTGTGGTCGGCCACACTTAATGCAATGGTTGTCAAATCAGAGCAGGAGGTAGTATTTCAGTTTAAAGACGGAACCGAACTGCCCTGGAGACTGGAATCAAAATGAGAAACATCACCGAAGTCACCCGCCGGCAACATCCTTTCCTCATTCCTTCCAGACTCAAAGTCTGCGCCTATGTCAGAGTCTCGACCGACCACCGGGAGCAGCTAAATTCACTTGAAAACCAAACCCAGTATTATGAACGCTTAATATCATCCAATCCAGACTATGAATACTGCGGCATATTCTCAGATGCCGGCATATCCGGGGCTAAAGAAAACCGCCCCGGATTTTTGGCCATGATGGACAAAGCCAGGAGCGGTGAGATTGACATTGTCATCACCAAATCAATATCCCGCTTTGCCAGGAATACCCTGTTGCTGCTCAAATATGTGCGGGAGTTGAGGGACATGGGAATAGGAATCGTGTTTGAAGAAGAAATGGTCAACACCTTGAAGTCTGAAGGAGAGCTTCTCATAACTGTTTTGGCCGCGATCGCTGAAGAAGAGCGGAAGTCAGTACGAAGCAATGTGCAGTGGGCTATGCAGAACAAGTGTAAGCGAGGCGATGTCATGGTTGATACCAATCGGCTGCTGGGCTATGACAAGGACAGTAAAGGTAACCTTATCGTCAACCAAGAGCAAGCGAAAATAGTTCGGCAAATATATAAGCTGTACCTTGCGGGTATTTCTGGCTATAAAATTGCCCAGATACTAAATGACCAGAGCATTCCTACCTACAACAAAAAGCCCTGGAGTTCACACCGAATATTAAGAATCATATCCAATGAAAAGTATGCCGGGGATTGTTTGATGCAGAAGTCCTTTGTAGCAGATAACGGCCGGCAGATTATCAACCGGGGGCAGAAGGACAAGTACTATATCGAAGACAACCATCCGGCTATTATTACCCGATTGGACTGGGAAGCCGCCCAGATAATCCGGGAGAAAAGACGTAAGAAAATCTATCCCTTTAGTGGCATGCTGCGCTGCCCTTTTTGCGGTGCTTCCTTAACCAGGGTGGTCCATGATGGTCAGTGGGTGAGCTGGATCTGTGCAACTTATCTGCATAAGGGTAAAGCCATGTGCCAGGGAATGCGGATAACTGACGGGATATTGCAGGAGCTAGTTAAAGACATACATATAACTGAGCCAATGGTAGTAGAGGGGGTTATATATGGCAAGGGTCGTAAAAAGAGGACCAAAGAGGATTTCCGTCTTGTACCCGCTGCCCAGTACAGAGGGTGCAAAAACAACAGGGAATGACGAGGCTAAGAAACGAGTAGCTGCCTACTGCCGGGTATCTTCAGGCAGTGAGGAACAGCTGGGCAGCTTAAATGCCCAGACCAGTTACTATGAAAAGTATATAAACGATAATCCCGATTATCTCTTTGCCGGCATCTATACCGATGAAGGGATCTCCGGCACTGACCTGAAGAAGCGGGAAGCATTCAACCGATTGATGCAAGATGCCCGAGATGGTCAGATCGATATGATTATCACCAAGAGCCTTTCCCGCTTCGGCAGGAATACCCTGGACTGTTTGAGAAGTCTCCGAGAACTGAAAGCATTAAATGTAGATGTGTTCTTTGAGAAGGAACAGATACATAGTCTCACCAGCCAGGGGGAAGTGCTGATCTCCTTAATTTCAGCTGTGGCCCAAACTGAGAGCCTGGCTTTATCAGAGAATGTTAAATGGGGTATACGACGTAAGTATGAGCGGGGTCATGTTCAGAGTATCCCCAGCGGCAAATTCCTGGGCTATGACAAGGACAAGGATGGCAACCTGATTATTAATGAAGCTCAGGCAGCAATAGTCAGAAGGATCTATCAGGATTTCCTAGACGGATACGGTACTTTTCAGATCGCCAGGCGGTTAACAGATGAAAAAGTACCGATGGCCTATGGCGGGAAAGAATGGTGCGCCAGCCATATCAAAAAAGTCCTGACCAATGAGAAAATGAAGGGCGACACCCGATTTCAGAAGACCTATAATGCCGACTATCTTACCAAAAGACGGGCTAAGAATAGAGGGGAGCTGCCGCAGTATTATATAGAAGGTTCACATCCGGGGATCATAGACAGGAATACATGGGAGTGCGTACAGCTGGAACTGGAAAGGCAGAGGCGATACTGCCAGAATCATCATATATCAACAT